GTGGAACGAAGAGAAGAGAAGATAAAGAAGTTACAGAACGTAATCGCATCACAGGATCCAAATGATCTACATAGATTTAGATGTTGGCATTGTGATTGTGAACTGATCTGGGGCGGAGATCACGACATACAGGAAATCATACTAGACGAGGACAAGGAAGGTATCGCATCCAATTTTTCTTGTTCTAACTACGACTGCAACACCCATGTGGAAGTATACCATTTTACACAAGAAGAGGAGTAAGACATGGTAAAGTATACCCATAACCACAAAAGTTCTGTAGAGGCTAAAATAATGCTATTGCTTGGCATGTGTGGCGTAAGGGCTAGTGAGTTTAGCTACGATGATTGGGGAGAGAACAGAACATTACAATGGAAAGAAGGCAGAAGGATAAATAAGAAGGTCAGGGATTATGTGAGAATGGTTTTTGTTGCAGAACACGATCAACCTCTGAAATTTTCTGAATTTAAGTATGAGAACGCACTTGGAGGTAGGATATACAAGTATATTATCGCCCCTCTAAAAAATTAATTTGGAACTTTTTAAATTTTGAAACGTATAATAAGAAACGAAACAAAGGAGTTAACTATGGAAGTACAATGGTATAAACATGACTACTGGTATCCATGTTGGTCATACGAACTGGAGGCACCTGACCTCAAGGATGATAAGAGATGTGTAATTTCAAAAATTCACAATCATTATTATGTGGGAATATCAAGTGAGGACAATGTTGTTTGGCAACCCAAAGCTATTGATGGTTGTAAGTTCTTGGGAGTGTATTCCACTTTGAAGAAAGCAAAGCAGAGAGCCAACAGAGTCTTGGATAAAATGTACAGTAATAAGTAACTAAACTGGGGCGGGGCAACCCGCCCCTATAAACAAAGGAGTTAAAATGAAACAATCAGGTGTTGAAGAAAAAAGAATAGGATCAGACCCTATTGAGACACTACACAACAATGGTGAATTTATTGTCAGATTATATGACAATAATTGCATAAACATTATGAGCGTACATGGGTCGGAGTATTACTCTGTGTCTGTGCAGTTAGCTGACACGCCACAAGAGTTCGAGCAGATTAAAAAACAAGGACACATCAATATCTTTGTTAAAGATGACTTGGATTTGTATGCTAATGGAAAAGAGATTAAGGGATAATACAACTGGGGCGGGGAAACCCGCCCCATAACAAAGGACATAAAATGAAATCATACCATTGGACAATAACTGCTAGTGGGTTTATAGAAGCACACTCAGTTAAGGAAGCTGAGGAGCTTCTGAAAGAGAACGCTATTGGGTACATCATAGATGATGAGAAATACTGGGAGTTTGAGGTTGAAGATTCTTTACCATGCGAAGAAGAAGAGGAGTAGGAAATTAAGGTCTTAGAATTATTTGCAGGTTCTTGCACCTTTTCAAAGGTGGCTAAGGAATATGGGCATGAGGTCTACACCATTGACATCATGGCAAACGAGGATATCAGCTTGGAGACCGACCTCCTTTATATTGCTCCTAAAAAGATACCCTTTAAGCCTGATGTGGTGTGGGCTTCACCGCCCTGCACAACCTTTAGCGTTGCATCCATTGGACATCATTGGAAAGGGGGACACAGAGCCTACATACCCAAGACCTCACAAGCATACATTGGATTGGCAATGGTAAAGAAAGCATTGGAGATCATAGAATATTTTAAGCCTAGCCATTGGTATGTAGAGAACCCAAGAGGGTTACTCAGAAAACTAGACGTAGTAAAAGAATTACCAATCAGGCACACCATATCATTCTGCCAGTACGGGGACACTCGCATGAAGCCGACCGACATCTGGACGAACAGTGAATCGTGGAAGCCGAGGCCGATGTGTAAAAATGGAAACCCTGATTGCCATCACGAAAGAGCACCAAGAGGAAGTCGGACAGGGACGCAAGGATTGAAGAACGCCTACGAGAGAGGCATACTGCCAACTGAACTATGTCAGGATATTGTTAAAGATTTTAGTGGTATAAGACACTAAATATCAATAACTTAAAGGAGTAGTTGAATGTTAAAGAGATGTGGTAAATGCAAACACGAAAAACCAAAGAAAGACTTCTATGTCAATAGGCAGAAGCATGATGGTAGACAAAGCACATGCAAAGTATGTCAGAAAGAATATCATAATAAGCTATGGTATAAAAGCAATAGAGAGAAAAAAATCAAGGACATGAAGGAAAGAAAGCAGAGGTTAAGAGATGAGAACTATGAAAAAATATTATATTTGTACTTTATAAAAGGATGTGTGGACTGCGGTACGAGAGACCACCGAGTTTTGGAGTTCGACCACGTTACAGGAGTGAAGAGGAAATCATACAAGACAGAAGGGATATCTTATATGGTCAGGAATGGATATAAGTGGAGTACGATCAAGCGGGAAATAGAAAAGTGTGAAGTACGTTGTCGCAATTGCCACAAGATAAGAACCTATAATCAATACGGGTATTATAAAAGTTTAAGAGGGATGATAGAAGAATATGAAAAAAATTTGGAACTTACCAATGGTGAAGTGCGTTATGAGTGTATAATATGACAAAAATAACGATCAATAAAGAACTTAAAGATTCGCTTAAGGTGAGGTATGAGTATCATGGTTTCAACGGAGAGAAACATATACAAGTACCGATCATGTACGATCCGGAGACTGGATTTACTTATGATATTGGCGACATATACGACATAAAAGGAGATGATGATGTTCATGGTATTGAGCAAGTTAAAGTACAGGATAAATAAAGACATACAACAAGCAGAGGAGCAGTGGGATGATAACCCAAGCAACGATTTTTTCTTTGCTGAAATATGTGGATTAAGACGTGCATTAGATCATATAATACACGCAGAGTCAGAAGAGCTCACGGCTCTTGATAAGTGGGCAGAACAACAACAAGGAAAGGAACAACATGCAACTACAATTAGGAACAGGGCAGGAAGTTAGTATTCATAACGTGAAATCCGTATCTGTGGAAGAAACCAACGAATACTTTTCTTACAGTCAAAAGAATAAATATTTTAAAACCATTTACATCAAGACAGAAGCAGGTGATAAGATAGAGATAACTCTATTTTCAAGTGATAGGGATGTCTTGGAGTACCAAGACCAATGATCCACGCGGGGCAGACTAAAGGCGGTTTTAAACTCCATTTGTACCGCCTACCCACAACTACACATCTCAGTTTGCCCCGTATTATTCACATACTAAAGGAACAGAATAATGATTGACATACAAAAGATATACCACGATTGGTTGCGGAAGAACAATGAGACACATTATAAAAAAAGATACGAAGGTAATGAGGAATGGTTTCATGGCTCGGCTTCCGGTATGTGTATGAGGAAGCATTACTTTCAGCACGTTGCAGGAGTAGAACCAAAACCCGTTGATGATGACACACTTAGACTTTTTAGATTGGGTGATCTTGTTCATGGAGACATACAGGATGCCCTAATGGAATACGCTAGTTTGAATGGTTCGCAAATACTGATAGAGCGAGAGATACAACTACCGGAAGTAAATGTAAGAGGTTTCTTGGACGTAGTTATCGTTGAGGATGATGCTCTTTATGATATTAAAACATGTAATGCATGGAAATGGAAAACGTTGTTTGGTAGAAACCCCGATCCTAACCCCGCTGAGAATTATTACTTACAGTTAGGAACGTATGGTTGGTGGTGCGAAGAAGAATATGGGAACAAACTGAAAAAACTTGCGTTACTATACTATAATAAAGACAATTCAAGAATGAAGGAAAAAAGAATAAGAACATCATACATAGAAAAAGCAAAGGAATATTGGTATGATGTCAATAAAAGATTTAAAAAAGGGAATCCGCCCATAGAACTTGGAGTTGCTCCTGTATATAAATGGGAATGCAATCCCAAGTATTGCAACTTTTATAAGGTGTGTGGCGGAGGACTAAGAGAACAAGGAGACGATCTATGAGCGATCAAAAACAACCCGATTGGGATAAGATAACAGAAGGTAAGATACGGCACGGCGTTGCGGTTGAGGCCTTCAGTCAAGGGATGGAACTAAACAAAGAGAATGCAAAAAAGATAGAGCAGTGGGTGCAATTCATTATTCATGGATATGAAGGACTTAACGCCATCTTGGAGCATGCAAAAAAAGACAGTAAACCTCTGTCGGATAACGACCTAAAAGAAGAAGTGGTAGACAAGTTTGATGGTAAGGTAGTGGAAGAAACAGATGAGGATTACGTCAAGAAAGAAATCGAGAATGCTATAAAGACTCTCGGGCAGAAAGACAAGAACAAAGTTCTTTATCAATTAAAGGCCGGTAATATAACCCTTGACAATCTTCAAGCGTGCCTTGATAAGATAGGGACAATGAAACATTTCTAAGAGATGGTTGATTTTGGAGATGCATTTTACCCCCCTGATGACAATCAGTTCACACGATCAGTGCCTGTTGGAAGATACACGGCAATGATCAAAGGGATGAGCACATCTGAGAATGTTAAGTTTGGCAGGTATGTGGCAGATGTATTCAAACCTGAATACGAGATAGATGGAAAGGAGCACCCTGAATACGAGGCCTGCGTGGTCAAAGATGATGGCGTGTTTCGATATAAGAAGATAGATGATTGTCTATATGAGCACAGGAAGAACTGGGGCTTTGCTAAGTTCCTTTCTATAATGCAACTCCGCAGAGATGAGGGTAAGGGTGAGCAATTACCCTACCTTCATCTCGTTGATATTAAAAATGCGAAAGTATTAATAGATGTCTCTATGAAAAAATTCTTTAACGACCTTGATTCTGAAATAAGATATCCGGTAGCTAGAGTGATACAACTAATTGAATCAGCTTCAGTTCCTTTCTAATGGATATACTTACAAAGAAAGGACAAGAATCACTGCGCTATGAAAGAGAAATGCTAGATCGTATAAGATATTCTATATGCGCTCAACATAAAAAAGGCTCTTATATATTCGAGACAGATAAAAACATGGATGCAAAGGTAGATGGCATGATCGTGAAAGACGATCAGGTTACAGGAATATTTGAATCAAAGTGTAGAGATATGAGTTTGATGGAGCTTACAAACTATGGTTCTTGGCTTGTTACATTTGATAAAATTATGGACGGCAAACGACTTTCAGAAATGTTGCGAGTTCCATATCTCGGTTTTCTTTACCTTATTAAAGATAAGATAATAATGTATTGGAAGATCACTGATAAATATGGGAACTTTTTATTTGACTTTGACGTTAGAAATACAAGAACACAGAAAACAATAAACGGCGGTAGTGTGATCAGAACAAATGCATATCTACCATTTAAAGAAGGAAACGAATTGTTATGAAAAAATATATATGCACAGCAAAGATAAAATACACAAGGCAAGAGGTACAGCTTCATATCAACGCCTTAAAAATGGCTCTAAACAGCCCTAAGCTTACCAACTATCGTGGAAGGTACGAAGCATTGTTAAAAGATATGAAAAGAATTAATGAACAAATGCTTGACAAAGAGAACGATGCTATGATAAATAGAGATAAGGAAGAGCAGGTGGTGGTAAGTTCGGTGGTGCAGGATGCGTAAAGTGACTAGAAAAAAAACCATAGCCGGATATGACAAAGTAGAATATTTATATGAGTGTGAGAATTGCGATGAGACATATTGGAGTGACTCCAAAAGATTGTTTAAACGCTGTCCACAATGTTTTGTAAAAAAAGTAAATACCAGAATGAGGCTCGCAGTATGAAAGACCCAAAAAATGTAAAGCGTGGAAGAAGAGCACGGCGTAGAGGTGCTGACCTACAAAGACAGGCTGTACGCATGGCAAAAGATGCAGGACTAGAAGCTTATAATAGAGATAGAGGTGGAGCACAACACGAACAGGGAGATATAGAAATTGAAGGACATTATTACGGATGTAAGAGACGTACCCGTATTGCACAATGGCTTAAACCAGAAAAAGAGGAAGAGGGTGTGGTGATCAGGGAGGATCGAGGTAAGCCCTATATTGTATTGGACTATGAATTTTTTGTTAACTTATTATCTATTATGAAGGAGATGGCAGATGAGCGGGAGTAATACATCAATAAAAAGAAGAGGGCTTATATCTTTTTATAAAAAGCTTTTGAAAGAAAATCGTATCAAGCAATACGGAGCGGCCTCTAAAAGACTGCGAGAGTTAGAGGAGAGACAATTACAACAAACGAGATGGTTCGGGGTTAGGTATAAAAAAGGGACATATGAAAGCAACCCTCTAGGTTTGGCGACTAAAGACCTGAACTGAACCATCTCATAAATAGGAGGCATGTATGGCCGAATACAAGCAAAAAGACAACAGCTTTAAGCTGTGGAAGAACAAGTACAAAAAAGATGGCGATAAAAAACCTGACTACACCGGAAACGGAATGTTCGGGGGAGAGAAAAAAGATGTTTCCCTTTGGATAAATGAAGACAAAAACGGTGAACGGTACTTGTCTGGTCAAGCAAAAGAGCCTTATAAGAAGGATGACAGCCCTTTTTAAGCTCGGTAAATAATAAGGGGGCTACGGCCCCCTTATTTTAATGATAATTATTATGCGATACTTATATCCAAAAATTTATTTTACGGCTAAATACGAGAAATTAGAGGGGGTTTTTTAACACCAATGTTTGAAATTTGTAGCAAAACAGGGAAGAGCTGTGGTTTTTGTGGTTTTACAACCTACGATCCAGAAATGAGAAACTTTGATGGCAAGCAAAGAGAATTTTGTGGCGTAGCCAGTGGTTATGATACTAGAGTTTCTTCACTTCCGGACTGTTGGCTTGACATGACGAAGAGTCAGCAGACAACATATACCAAAAATAAAAAAATAGAATTACAAGCGTTAGAGATAAGGAGTAGGTAATGGATATATTAGATGAGTTTCCAAAAGAAGAACAGTTTATGAAAGATGATCAGGTTAAGGAATATTTACAAATTATAAAATCTTTAAACTCAGGCGTGATAAGTTTAAATGACTACTACAGAAGACTAGCTGACTTTTGGGAACAGCAGGGGTTTCCAGAATGGGCTGAAGAGTTTAATGAAAGGGC